AAGGGATTTGGCTAATAGGAGTGCATGAGAGGATGAGCCGAATTGTTCCTCTGTGCCGATGCGGAGGATCGCTTGGCGGCAGAGTTCATCTTCGTTGAGGGCTGAAGGGGCGCGAAATGCCGCACGGCTCTCGACCGCCGACTTGAGCGCCGGTTGAGCGATAAGGTATTGTAGTTCTTGAAAGAACTGCTCCTTCATTTTTTCACTTGTTGTGGGATACCAGCGCCAATTTCAAGCAGTTGCGCCAGTTTCATGGCGAGCGTGACAATCAACACATTCACAAAGACCGGCGGATATTTCGTGACATCGTTCACAATCGAAATTGTTTCGACTTGGATCGGCGATAGTTCGTTCGTGTGGATGTAACCGGAGACGATTTCCCATTTTCCGAAGTTCTCGTCCTCGTCCACTCCATTGACGCGAAGCACCTTGAGTGTGCCATTGGGCAACGCATAGCGGCGGGAGTAACCAAACGCCGGGGCGGTGGCATCGGCGTTGATGGTGGCTTGCGACCGTGCGAATTGCCAATCGTAGTCGGACAGCACTTCGTTCCGGGTCTGTTCGTAAAGCGAGGTGGCCAATGCCATCGGCTCGCCAAACGGCTTGAACGCATCGGCGCTGCCCACGCGAAGGATGGCTTGGCGGCAAATCTCGGCAACGGAATCGGCGGCAGTCGTTGCGCGGGGCTTGGCGGATTTTTCGATGAGAATCCGAATACTGGGCCGTGCCATCGTCTCGATAGCCAAGGTCGCCATTGCTTGGGCGATCTCGCCCTTTTGCGTGAGCGGCATGGAAATTTTCGCCGCGAGTCGGGCGATCAGCGCCTCGGTGAACGCAGGCGGGAATTTGGTGACATCGGTTTGCTTCCAAGTGTAATCGATTATGATGTTTTTTGTTAGCGAACTTGTGTAAGTAAAAACGCCCGAAGTTAATGACGAAATAGTGGCGTTAAATGATCCAGACACACTCACCACTTTGGTGGTGTTGGCGGTGATCGAGGTATTTGCAATTCCAAACCCGGCCCCGTTGCTGTCCGTGATTGTAAAGGTGGTGTTGGAAGAATTTTCTGCTACGAGGTAAGTAGCGGATGCACTTAAATTTGACCCAGCGGGGAGGTTGGTGAATTGGATTTTTTCCCCAATGGCAAAACCACCACCCAGGTTGGTGTGGATGTGTCCGCCAACGACTTCCCATTGGCCGAAGTTTTCAGACGCATCAATGTTATTTACGCGAATGAGTTGGATGAAATCCGATGGCAAAGCGAACCGTTTGGCGTAGCCCTCCGTGGGGCAAACGGCATCAGCGGCGATGCTAACTTGTTTTTTGGCAAAAGCCCACGGCACATCGGAAAGCAGTTCCTCCAGCGTTTGGTCGTAAAAGGAATTGGCAAAAACCATCGGTTGCTTGATCAGCGTGTCCGCCGATCCCAACCGCATGATCGCCTGCTTGGAAATCTGTGTGCGGGTGGAGATGGTGTTGCTTGCATTGGAATCCGCGATGGATTCGATTTCGCGTTTCAACGAAGAACGCTCCGCCAGCATTTCAAACTCCTTCGATGCAACCCCGGCTTGATCTCCAAGACCCATTGCCATGGCCAACTTGTAAGCCATCCGCACGATGACCATTTCCTTGAAAATCGAGGGGTAGTTCGTGTCAGAGGCAGGCAGGGCGATGTAATCAATGGCAATGGGAGTCACCAAATTGGTGTGGATGAATGTTCCCACTTCCTCCCAAGTCCCGAAATTTTCGCTGGAATCGATGCCATTGATTCGCAGAATTTTGATTGCGCCGGTTGGGAATGCGTATCGGAAATCAAAGCCGGTCACCGGGTTGGCTGCGTCTTTTGCGACACCACCGGACTGCTGGCGGGCAAACCGCCAATCAAATTCCGAAAGGATTTCCAGCACCGTGGGTTGGTAGAACTTGGCGGCAAACACAAACGGTTGCCCTTGGTTTTTGTAGGTTTCCGCATTACCAACACGCAGAATCGATTGCCGGATCAACTCCGAGGCATTGGCGGTGAGTGTGCCGTTAAAATTGGCGACCGATTCGATATTTTCCAGCAAGGCGGGTTTCGCCATGAGGAATTGCAGTTCTTGGAACAGGGCTTCGTATTTCATTTGTTTTATTTGTTTTCAATGATGCCGCATAATTTAAGGGCAAGGGTTGTGGTTAGGAGTTGAGTAAATATGGGAGGAAATTTGGTGACATCGGTGATTTTTTCTGTGACCAAAAGTCTGATCGGCGATCCCATGTTCGTGTGGAGGTATTGTCCCACTATTTCCCATTGTCCGAGATTTACGGAGGAGTCGATATCCTCAACTCTCCAAACAGTTAAAATCGTGCTTGGTAGCAAGTATCGTTTGGAATATCCACCCGACCCGACATAAGGCGCTACGGAATCAGCAACAAGCCCCAGAGTGGCTCTTGCAAATGCCCAATCAAAGTCGGCGAGGAGTTCATCGCGGGTCTGCTCGTAGAGGGATGTGGCGATGACCATCGGTTCGCCGTGGGGTTTGAACATTTCCGCCGATCCCACGCGCAGGATTGCCTGTCTGCAAATTTCAGCCTGGTTGATGGTTTGGCTGGTGGTGCGGGCCGGGGCGTAGGCTTCTGTCGCGGCCACAAAGGCAGGCTTTTGGATTGTCGCACCGAAAAGACCCGCCATCTGTTCAAAGAGTTCCTTGCTGCCGGTGAGCGGCATGGCGAGGACGGCGGCGAGTTTGATCGTGAGCGCCTCGACAAAGATCGCCGGGAACTTGGTCGTGTCGGTGATGTTGGCGATGTAGTTTAGAACCGGGGCGGAAAGGTTCGTGTGGATCGTTGTTCCAACCACTTCCCATGTGCCGAAATTCTCCGAGGCATCGATACCGCCGAGCCGGACGGCGCGAATGAAATCTGTGGGGAGAGTGAATGCGGACGAGTAGCCACTCGACGGGGCGGTGGTAGCCGTCAAGCTGGAGAGCTTGCGGCAGAATGACCAATCGAAATCCGCTTGGAGTTCCTCGACCGTCTGCGCGTAGAAAAGCGAACAATAGGTCGCTTGCGCGGACGAGTCCGAGAGGGTTGTGATCCTCGCGTCTCCGAGTCTGGCTAATGCCAAATTGCAGATTTGAACATCGGTCATTTAAAAAAAGGGCGGCAGACTTTTTCCCGGTCTGCCAGCGGGTTTGCGGGTTAGGCTTCGTCGCAGGCGATCTCGACGACCTTCTTCTCTTCCATGCGGGTCGCGCCAAGGCTGGCGACCGAGCGGATTTGGAGTGAGTGGGAGAGGTCGGTGCGGACATCCATGTGGGTCTTGAGTCCGCGCTCGGCGAGAACGATGCCGGACTTCACATAGGCGTAGCAGGAGCGAACCGTGCTGGTGAGGCCGAGGAGTTGGGTGCGGCGGAATTTGAAACCCATGAAGGTGTTCAAAGAACCGTCAACCAACGCACGGACGGTGTTGTAGTCCGCGCTGGTCACCTCGGTCGTGCGGAGCAGGTCTTGAAGCTGCTTGGCCGAAACCACCAAAATGCGCTCCTCTTCCTCGTCCACTTCGTTCGCGTCCAAGATGAACTTGGCGCGGCGGAGTTTCGCGATGGTAAGACCGCTGTTCGCGGCTGTTCCGGACTCGACATAGTTCACGGCGACTTTCTGACCAGCAGGAAGGGCGGTGGATGTCGTGCCGGTTGTGCCGGTGAATGCTGCGCCACCGAGAGCCGAGATGATCACCGAGTCGCAGGTGCGGGCATATGCCGCGCCGTGCGCTTGGACAATCGGGCTGGTGGGCAGGACGACTTCGCCGAGAAGTTGCTCATCCCATTCGTCGATGAGTTTCGCGGTGTCGTATTGCTGCGGGCGAATCCAGCGTTTCGCCATCGCTTGGTCGCTGATGCGTGTGCTGCCGGAGCGGTCGTTGATCAGCGCCATCACGGCGGTGTCAATCGTGTTGTAGGATTTCTCTTTTCCGTTGATGGAATCGAGGGTCACATACTCGCGAAGGCGCGAGTTCTTTTGCTGAACGAGATGACGCCAGTTCGCGTCGAACTGGGTCGTGTAGTGATTGGGAATGTTCGTCAGAACATTGTTGAGGTCTGCCATTTTAGTCTCCTGTGTTGAGTTGAGTTGGTATCAGTCGAAACTGATGTTTGATTTGCTCCCTGTCCTTGCCGGTTGTCCCATCGGGATCGTCGGATCGGGGTTGTTAGGGAGCAGATTCACAAAGGAGATGTCTGCTCTGACGGTCTGTGTTCTATCTCATCACGCGGTATCAGTCAAAACAATTTTAGCAGGGCCGGGAGTTGAACCCGGAATTCCAGATTATGAAACTGGTGAGATACCATTTCTCCACCCTGCAAATTGTCACCCGTTTTTGAGGAGGCTGTTGACGAGCGAGACGGCCTCGCGGTCGCCTTCTTGGTAACGCTTGTGCCACGGGTTGTCGGCATTTCGCATGATGTCCATTGCGCGAGATTGGCCGGTCAACATTTCGGCGCTTTGCATCCCACGGCCCATCTTGTCTTCCGACATCATCTGTGCCATGCGAACAAATCCGCGCACCACTTCGGGATCGCTGAACCCGTGCGAGTTCGCGTTGACCCCGGCGATTTTTGCGGCTTGTTTCGCGAGTCCGATGTTCTTGTCGAATTCCGTTCCCCATTCCTTTTGAAGTGTGCCGACCGCTTCGGTGCGTTGTTTGTCGAAGGTTGCTTGGAGGGCTTCCAGTTTCACCTTTTCGTAATGGGCGAACTGATTCGCGAGCGCCTTCATCGCGCCTGGTGGCACATTGTGCTTGTGCGCGATCTCGGCGAACGGCTTTGCAAAATCGTCGTTCCATGTCATGCCTTCTGGCAGCGCATCGGGAGCGAATTTGTATTCATCGAGCGCATCGGGAACGCCCATCGCCTTGCGGAATGCGGAGAGTTCTTCGGGCGTGGATTTCTCGTTCGGAACGCCGAGTTTTTTTCCGATGAGAGCGTTTGCGTTTCCAAGCGCCTTGACCAAATCGGGAACGCTTTTGAAATTTTTGACCGAGTTTTTAAATGCAGCGGAATCCTCTGGCAGGGCATCGAGCCACTTGTCTCCGAATGTGCCGTCCGGGTTGACCCATCCGGCGGGCGTTGGTGTGCTGGTTCCCGCATCCGTTGCCGGTTGCGACGATGCCGCTGGCGCGGCGTTGCTGCTGCTATCGGCTCCCGTATCGAGCAGGGACTGCTCGGAGGAGGTGTCGATGGTTTCTTCCATAAAAGGTATCAGTCAAAACGGCGTCACTCGCCCGGCTGGTTGGCGAGCGATCCGTCCTCGGTGTGATATCCGAGGTGGGTCGTGCGGTTCGCGTATTGAGTCTTGAATTGATCCGGGTGGTAGTCGCGGAGCCATTCGACATAGGCGTGAGTCTTGTCACCAAGCATCGGATCGAGTTCGGGTTGCGGCGGGATGGTTTTGGAATCGGTTCTCTTGCTCATTTTTTGATTTTGGTTTTGGGTTCCTCGATATTGGCGTCTGCCACGGCGGGCCTGCGGAGCATCGATTCGATGTGCAGCACAACGCCTCGCTGACCATCGCGGAGGGCGGCGACCACGGGGTTGTAGTCGTAGCCGGGGAGGAACACTTGGGACTCGGTGGCGAACACATTCTTGAGGTCGTCCAGCACACGCTGACCGTCCTTGCTTTCAAACGCCCGGTGGTATGCAAGGATCGTGCGTTGGCGTTCGCGCTCGCGTTTGAGCGCCTCGGCTTTGTCGATGGGAGCCATCACGCTGCGGCCATGCCGGGGAGCATCCCGGCGAGAACGGAATCCTGTTTCACAGCACCGGCCTTGCCGAGAGCGGCAGCGGTGCGCTCCAGTTGTTCGGCCTGCATTTGCGCCTGCGCGGCCTGCGCCCGCTGCGCTCGCATCTGCGCGACCATTTCTTCCTCCATAAGCCAGCGGGCCGGGAGTCCATCGTTGCGGGCCATGTCACGGGTGATCTCGTCGAGGTCGTAGTTGTCGAGCATCTCCGGGCGGATGTTCGCGTAGGGCAGAAGCATTTCGCTCATGCGAAT